GCTGCTGATGCAGGGAGCTCCTCGTTCAGTGGTTCGGGGACCATGGACACAGAAACAACAACCACGGACCAAGGACCTGGGACCACGGACAACATGACCTCTACTGCCGATGCTTCTGTTTCTGTAGACCTTATGCCAACGGTAGGCGGCGCACAAACAACAGGCACCGATGCACAAGTACAAGACATGCAAGGTCAAATTGATACGGCGGTCTCAGGAGGCATGACAGCAAGTGAGGCAGACCAGATTGCCGATCAAATTGTGGCCCAAAACATACAGAACCAACAAGAAGAATTAGAGCAAGAGCAGCAGGAAACAGGGGAATACGGTGATTCCAGCCAACTTGTTGCCTATATGGGCTATGTGCCTGGCTTTAGTGCGTACAGGCAAGTAACTCTAGCGGACGCGTCCGATTGGTATGAACCAAAAGCAATTTATGGTAATGTATCCATACCGGACAATACTTCGGCATTTGTTGGTTTATATGGCGAAAGTTTAACTGGAATGAAAAATTTAATGGATATGCAACCTAATTTATAGAGGAAGGACATGGACTGGTTTCAATCAAAAACAACACAACTAATTGCCTTGGCTGGAATTGTCAGCACATTAGCTGGCTTCGGGTATCAGGGTGCTACATACATTAACAGAATAGAGAACTTAGAAAACAAGATAGCGACTCTAGGCGCAACAGAAGATGCGCAAAACGCTATCGAAGAACGTTTTGCCTCAATAGAAACTTCGGTTAATTTCATCAATAAGACAATAGACGGAAGTATAGTTCCAGATGTTAAAGATAATGGCGAAATGATACAGGTTATAGAGGTCGATCTTTCAACCATGGAAACAAGGATACAGTCTCTTGGAAACCAAGTAGAAAGACTTGAGAATAAAAACGAAAACCCTTTAGCTAACTGAGACGAGATATGAATGACGGATACCCAAGCGGCAGATTTGCGGGCGACATGGACAGAAATGAGGTCGAAATGGACCTCAATAAGTTTATGGCGATGGTTGAAGAGATTGGTGCTTTAAAAGACAAAATAAGGGATTTAGAAGACACAAAGAACAATAACCCCCATCAGAGATGGATTTTTTTAGCGCAAGCTGTGGACTCCTGGCGTATTTTTCCAAGAGCGTTTTTAACGGTTTACATCTTTTTACTTTATTACACCGTAATGTGGTTTATGGGCTTGGAGAACCCAACCTTTGAACAGTCTGGACTTATATCTATTATTGTAGGTGCGGGTGCAGCTTGGTTTGGGCTCTATGCAGGAACGTCTGGCTCTTCTAAGAGTTTTAAAGGCGATAAAGAATGAAGCTAGTATTGTTTTTGTGTGCGCTGTTGCTGGTGTCTATATCTGTTAATGTGATTGTTTTCACTAAACTGGATAAGGCAAAGATAGAACTACAAACCGCAATAAACAATCAAGTGGTTTTGGAAAGAACCATAGCCGAACAAAACGATCAGATTAAAAAAGCGGTAGAGACGGCTAAGAAAACGCAACAGCAAATACAGTCGCTTAACAGTCAATACACAGAGTCGCAAGCGCAAGTAACAAAGCTAAGAAGCAAGTTTGCAAACTTTAATTTAGAGGGAATGGCTTTAACGGAGCCCGCTGTTTTAGAAGGTAAGGTTAATAGAGCTACAGCTAGGGTTGGCGATGATTTAGAAAGAATAACAAGTCCAGAGCAATTTGATGAAAAAACTACTGATACTGCTACCCTTAATTAGTGGGTGTTCTACCTACTCTTTGTTTGAGGGACTAACTGACAACCAACCGGAAACAAAACCGGTTGAAATCGTGCGTGTTGCACAAACAGCCCCTATTTACCATCCACCGCTGCCAGAGCCTATTAAAGCATCGCCAGTGGAGTGGCGCATATTGTCCCCTGATGTGATGCAAGCGTATCTCGACGCAGTGGAAGCAGGAGAAGAGCCTAGAGTTGCTTATTACGGACTAACAAGCCAAGGCTACGAAAACCTGTCTATGAACATGGGTGAAATTAAACGATATTTGGAGCAAATCCTTCATATTGTAGGATATTATAGGGAGATAGACGAAGAAGAGGAAAAAGAATAGTGCCCTATAGTAAGTATAATTTTAGACCAGGAATAAACCGAGAAGGAACCGATTATAGCAACGAAGGCGGTTGGTATGACGTTAATTTGGTGCGTTTTCGTCAGGGGAGGCCAGAAAAAATAGGGGGCTGGGAAAAAGACAATGTTAACACTTATCTAGGCACAGCTCGTGCCCTGCACAGTTGGGTGGATTTGGAGTCTACTCGATTCCTTGGACTGGGAACTACTTGGAAATACTATGTGAACGAAGGTAATAGTTATTACGATGTAACTCCTCTAAGAACCACAACATCTGCCGGAGATGTCACGTTTTCTGCGACCAATGGAGACGCTACGATTACCGTTACAGACTCTAGTCACGGTGCGGTTAAAAATGATTTTGTCACCTTTAGTGGTGCCGCTACTCTGGGCGGTTTAATTACTGCCAATGTTCTAAACCAAGAGTATCAAATTGCAACTATTGTTAACGCAAACAGCTACACCATTGAAGCCAAAGACACCGACGGGGACACCGTAACAGCTAACAGCAGCGATAGTGGCAACGGTGGATCAAGTGTGGTTGGGGCCTATCAGATTAATGTCGGGCTAGATGACTATGTTTCTAGCACAGGTTGGGGCGCAAGTCCGTGGGGAGACGGAACCTTTGGTTCAGTGACCGCTTTATCTGATACTAACCAGTTAAGGCTGTGGACGCACGATAACTTTGGTGAAGATTTATTAATGGGAGTTAGATCAGGCGGTATTTATTATTGGGACTCTTCTTCTGGAACAGGCACTAGGGCTGTTGCTTTGTCGGCTCTTTCAGGAGCTAATTTAACTCCAACAAAAGCTTTGCAGGTTATGGTCTCAGAGAAAGACAGACACGTTATTTGTCTGGGAGCAGATCCTTTAAACGCAGGAGGGACAGCTAGAACAGGGGCAATAGATCCTTTGTTTGTTTGCTGGAGTGACCAAGAGAACGCGGCTGAATGGGAGCCAAAATCAGATAATACATCGGGTTCTTTAACGCTTTCTTCTGGCTCAGAGATTGTTGGTGGGTTGTCTGCAAGAGAGGAAACATTAATTTGGACGGACAGTTCTCTTTATAGTATGCAATTTGTCGGCCCTCCTTATACCTTTGGCGTTAACTTGGTTAACCAAGGGGTTGGTTTGGTTGGACCCAAAGCTGCTGTTAACACACCAGTAGGTGTATATTGGATGGATCAAAAAGGGTTTTATTCTTATGACGGAAGTGTAGCAGCGGTGCCGTGCTCCGTGCATTACTATGTCTTTAGCGATTTTAATGTGGACCAAGCGTACAAGGTGTTTGGTTTTCTTAACAAACAGTTTAGTGAAGTGGGTTGGTTTTATCCTTCTGGTAGCTCTACAGAAATTGATCGGTATGTCACTTATAACTATCAGGAAGGTGTTTGGACCTACGGCCAGTTAACCCGATACGCTTGGATAGATCAGGACATTACCTCTTATCCAAGAGCGACTTATAATAACTATTTGTACAAGCACGAGACAGGAAACGACGATGACGGGTCGCCCATGGACAATGTGTATATTGAATCAAGTGATTTTGATATAGACGAAGGTGAGTTTATATCTTTCGTAAGAAATGTCATACCGGATGTTAAGTTCACTGGAAACGGTGGAAGTGACCAGACGATTAATTTCGTAATGAAATCAAGAAACTATCCAGGGGAGAGTTTATCTACGGACACTACTCAAACTGTAACCAGTAGTACAACCAAATTAAACACAAGAATAAGAGCGAGACAAGCTGTTCTTAGGATAGAGTCCGATGATGACGGTTCTTCTGGAACAAGAACAGGTGTCGGCTGGCGATTGGGAGATACGCGACTAGATATTAGACCTGATGGCAGAAGATAGTGGCTAAATTACTAGAAACTAGACTGCCTACAGCCATTGGTTCTGTTGAGCCTGAACTCTATAACAGAATGGTACGGGTGTTAGAGATAAATCTTGGAAGATTTGACCCAACATCAACACCACAATATAATGATACCACCTTAAATAAGAACCAGTATGCTGCTGGTGATGTCATTTGGAATACGAGTAAAAACGTTTTACAGGTCTATACCGGCAGTAAATGGCAGGATTTATCAACTAGAACCGAGGTAGGCTTAGAGGCCACCGGTGCTGTTGGAACTTTAACTGTGTCGACAAACGGCGCAACAATTATTTCTTTATAATGCCCATAGAAAAAGTTAATGGAGGATACAAATGGGGTAAATCTGGAAAGGTTTATCCAACAAAAGCTCAAGCTGCAAAACAAGCAAGAGCTGCGTATGCTTCTGGGTACAAGGGGTATCAGTCTGGAGGCGGTGTTACTCAATCAACAGACCCTTTTGCTCCAAACTTTGAGCTGTCTCGTAGTGGAGGCAAAACAACCACTGTTGGTGGACCAAGGCAAACAAACAAAGACACTTTTGCTAAAGACTTTGCCAAGTACATGCTGATGACGGGTATTATGTCTAATCCTAAAGCTAGACAAAACTTTATGTTGGCTAAAATGTTCAGGGACCAAGGACCTATGGGAGTTGGCAAAGCTCTAGGACAACGAGCAGGCATAGAAGCGTTGTTTAGAAAAGTTGGTCCGTGGGGAATGTTATTGCAAAACAAAGGAGGACCTTTAGGTTTAGGTATTATGAGCTCAAAAAGACCGATGAGCTCAAGAATTATGCAAGGACTTCTTGATCCTAGAGTATCTGGCAGACTAAAGCTTGCCCAAGCTTTTCCAGGAATATTTGCTCTTGGTTGGGGGCTGAATAAGATTCAGCCGAGAATAGAAGGACAACGAGGTATATTCGGCCAAGGACTAGGACCACAACTAAGAAACCTGTTTTCTCGAATACTGCCAATAAAATCTTATGAAGAAAAATACGGCATGGAAGATTCTCCTATACAAGAAATAGAGGTCACGGCTCAAAGAAGAGGGACCCCAGAAGAAAGAGCTAGAGAAAAAGCGGAGGCGTTTAATAGAAGCATAGCTATGAATGAAGCAATGCTTCGTGGCAGAATAGAAGAAACAGGCGGCCTTCCTATTGACAAACTAACCGGTATAAGCCCTGGAGCCGCACGGTCCTTGAACCAAGGACTAAGGGCAGCTATTCGTGGAAGAATGTTGGCTAAAAGAGCCGCAGCAAGAGCTTTATCAGGGAGGGAGGCAAAAGTAAACCGTTCTGGTCTTGATCCTGTGACAGGTAAACCAATTAGGCGGTTCAGCAGCAGTCACGGAAGAAAATAAACATTAACAAAAAAACATGTTAGAATAAAATGCAAATAGCTATACACAACAACGGAGACATAAATGGCCTTTGAGCTAGACCCATTTGATTTTGGCAATAACCTCTATGACGACTATGAGGTCCCTGATTTATCAATGCCAACATTTGAAGATATGTTTGGTGGAGATGATAGTGGAATAGGCTCTATCTTCGACGACTCTATCTTTGACTATGAAGTTCCTGATTTATCACTAGACGCCGCAATAGAAGATCTTCTTAGTGGAGAAGAGCCTTTTGATTTTAGTGATCCCGCAGACTACAGTTGGCTTGACGAACCTCCCCCTCCAGCAGCGGATCCCGAAGATGATTGGCAGGGTCCTTTCGGATGGGGTGTTATTCCTGGAATCAGAGACGTTGTTTTCGGCTCAGGTGAAGGTCCTTTGGGCGGAAATGTTTTAGAAGGCGGTGGCCTACTCGGTCAAATATTAGGCTTCGGCGGAGCAGGTGGAGGATTATTAGGAGGCAAACAAGGCGGACAAGGCGGAGGTTATCAGAAAGACGCTGATGGCAAGTTGATATTAGATGCTGATGGTAACCCTATCCCTATAGGCGGCGGAGGCGGTCTCGGCAGTCTAATGGGAGGCAATCCGTTACTGTCTTTCCTAGCCATGAAATCTTTGCTAAAAGACGAGCCTAAAGGAGTGGTTCCCGTTGGTGAACAAGCCTATGGACAAGCACAACCGTTTAATTATCAAGACTATCAACCCACTAATCTACAACCTGCATTAATGCCAGGAGTCGGCTATGCAAACGTAGGCGCACCAGGTATGCAAAGCGGCGGGGAGGTTGGAGAACCGACCAAGTGGGATATACTTACAGCTATACAAAACGATCAAGTGATAGACCTTGGAGACGGCTCTATTGCTGTAAATATTAATGGCCAGTACGAAACAATATCTGCTGAAAGGATGGCGGAAATAAAGGATCATAGCAACAAGAGCGGCATAATTGTTGGAAGCGGCAGCGCTGCTCCATTTGTTAATAGTAATTTAGCCGCTATCTTAGACCGGATGGCAGAAGATAGTTATGAAGGCATGCAAAGCGGTGGAACAGTACGACCAGGAGACGTCACTTTTGCTAAACTAGAGCCTGGCGAGTTTGTTATTCAAAAACCCGCTGTGGACGCTGTTGGTATTGAAACATTAGAACAAATTAACAACATGGGGAACGGGAGGCCTTATTATGGCTAGTTACGCCGATCCATCAACAACCGCTTATTACGACCAGCCTTATGCTGGAGCAATGCGTCGTGGCTTCTTAGAGTCTGCGTCTGCTTTAGCAAAACAGCCTATGCCAATTCCGGTCAGGCAGTTTGCAGGGCTTGATCCCTATGAAATGCAAGCACGCCAATTGGCAGGGGGTCTTGGAGGCTTTGCGCCTTATATTCAACAAGGGTCCGGCATGATGGGGCAAGGATTTAACACCATGCAACAAGCAAGAGGTATGTTTGGTCCTGGTGCTGCACAACAATTTTACAACCCCTATGAAGATCAAGTGGTTCAAGGTGTCATAGAGCAAATGAACAAACAGAACCAACAACAAGGCATTGAAGACAGGAACCGCGCTATATCTGCGGGAGCTTTTGGTGGTTCGCGTGGAAGATTAATGGAACAAGAACGAGAAAAATCCTTTGGCCGTGGTCTAACGCAAGCGGTTGGTGGTTTAAGACAACAAGGCTGGAACCAAGCACAGCAAGCAGCACAACAAGCGGGTCAAGGACTAGGTACTTTGGGTCAAGGCATGGGTCAAATGGGCGCAGGATTTGCCGATCTTGGAATGTTGGGACAACGTGGTCTTGGCACTATGATAGGTGCTTTTGACAGACTTGGACAAACAGGACGAGGCATCCAAAATCAAATGTACGGTGCTCAGTACGATGCAGCAAATCAAATGGCAATGGAGCCTTGGAAACGTATGCAAGCGTATCAAGGCATGCTTGGTATGATACCACAAGGCGCTAGAACCACCTACGGCACTCAAGCTGGCGGTGGTGTGTATGATTTAATGCGAATGTTTGGAATGTTGGGCTAATGGCCTGGCAGAAAAGAAACATGTTTTCTTCCGCCGTCGATATGCAAAGAGGCGGATCTGTACCGTGGCCCAGTTACGAGGGCGGAGGTATCATTGGCGCAACGCCTAAAGAACGCAAAAGAATGTTCACCATCTGGGACAAGATGACCCAGGGACAAAAAGAAAAAGTCATGGACGGCAAACGCTATCAAATGGGCGGAGCTGTTATGCCGACACAGTTGTTTGAAGAAGGCGATCAAGACATTAACATGGCGCTTAATAACATGGTGAGCATGACCAACCCTTCCCTAGAGCAGATTGGGGAGACCGAAATGGTCGAAGGTGAAATGATGGAGGACCAAGGACCTGCGAGCTTTGAGGACGCCTTGGGGATGCTTAAACAAGAGTTCTACGACCAAATAGGAAGTTTTGTTACTAAAACCAAAGACATGGCACAAATAGAAAAGTATCTAAAGGGCATAAGTGTCGCTTATTCAAACGAGCTTGATAAACTTAAAAGAGAGTTTGATATTACTGATGTACACCCAGACGAAGAGCTTTTAACTCCTGCTTTTGTTGCTGAAATTCAAAACATGGTAACTGCCCCTGAAATGCAGTTAGGTGGGCTGGTTAAAACCGAAGCCGATCTTGAAGAATACGGTATTCCTTTTCCTTGGAAAGTTTGGGAACTTATGTCCCCCGAAGAAAAAGATAATGCTATGAAAATGAGTTTGGCTGCACGGGCAGGTGGCACCGCTGGTGACGCAGGAGTAGACAACAGTGCCATGATGCAAAGAGTCAATGAAATCATTGAAGAGCGAAAAAACCTGGCAAAGCAAGCTTATGCTCCCCCAACTAAACAGGGAGGAATTTTAGGGTTTGCTACACAATACAACGCCAGCAAAGCAGCACAAGCCGCAGCCATGGACAAAGCTCTGTCTGACGAGCTTGATGTAATTCAATACGGACAAAACAGATACGGCACCAGAGGCACGGGGAAAGATTCCAAATGGACAGCGGCACTGCAAGAGGGCATTTTTGACCAAGAAGAGGCTATCCTTGATCCAGAAAAAATATACAAACAAGCCGTAGACGCCGCAGGAAAAGGAATGGCTTCGGACCCATCTACTTATGTTCCTGTTCATTTAGCCCAAGGCGGTCATCAAGACCTTGTTGAGAGCGTTGATGCTAGCCTTGCTACGGTAAAAAACCTAGACGGACGTCCTATTAACTTTTCTGATTTTGTTAATATGAAGAGAATGGAAGCAATAAACGCTGGTCAAGAATGGGATCCTTTGTCTAATTCCCGTATTATTGTTGCGGAATTTCTTAATTTGCCAAATGATGAAGGGTAATAAACCATGCCTTACACCGAAGAGCAACTAAGGCGAATAGAGGAATACGAAGCCAAACAAGCGCTGCAACAAGTTATCCCCGAAGAAGAAAAAGAAACCGACCCTGATGAAGAAAAAGGGTTTGGAGAGATTTTCTCAAAAAGCTGGTTAAAAGGTCGTACAGGAAGACAAATTTCATTTGGTCAAACAGGACAAGTCTTTGCTGAAGCACGCGGAGACGAAGAGGCAGTCGCTGAAAAAGAAAAAACCATTGAAGAAAAAAGAGCTATCGCGGAAGAAGAGATTTATAGGGCTAGGTACGGCGAAGAAGGTGTTGAGCAGTTTAAAAACCTAACAGACCCTAAATGGTGGGCAGCAACCATAGGTGAAGCTGTTCCAGGGTCGGTTCCTTTTCTAGCAGGAGCTGCGGCAGGGGGAACCGCTGGAATGTATTTTGGTCCTTATGGCGCGATTGCTGGTGCCATGTTAGGTGGCGGTGGTGCTGTTTTTGCTCAAGAGTTTGGTAACGCTTACTACGAACATTTAGAAAAAAACCCGGACGATAAAGAAGGGGCAGAAAACTACGCCCTTAAAAAATCAGGTCTCAGCGCCGTTATCAACGCTGCAACTGTTCCTTTGGCCTTGGTCGGAAGGGCAGCAGAGCCTTTAAAAAGATCCATTATTCAAGCCATGCTTCAAGCCGGAGCAGAAACAGGTGACACGGTTACAGGAAACCTTTTAGTTAAAGAATACATTGATCCCAACATGGACCCTACGACGGGAGTAGCTAGAGGAATTGCTGGAGAACTTGCTTTTGAAGCCCCTGCCTTAGCTTCAGGTGTTCGAGGACGACACAGCAGGGCTACGAGCAAACAAGAAAGGGAAGAAGCCAGAAAAAACTGGGAAGAAAGATCTGAAGCGATCTTAAACAGCGCTGCCGATTCGCAGTTGTTAGATGCAATTATGAAAGAAAAGCATCTTGAGATTATGGAGACGCAAAGAATTGGGGAGATGGTTGAAGATGCACCAGATCAAACAGCTGACGACCTTTCTGCTATAAGAAGCCAACTGGAGCAAGAACTAAAAGAAAATAACTACACTGGTATAAACACCGATGCTCTTAAAAAAATAGCCGACGTCCTTGATGTTACTATTTTGCCGGGAGACAACGCGGAAGCTATGTTTAATAAGGTCAAAGAAAAATACATAGCCGATGCTCAGCAAGAAATAGCTTTTGCAGAAATGCAGGGAGATTTATTAAGTGAGCTTACGTTTGAAGACAGACTCAACCAACAGTCAAAAATATTTGACGAAATGTCTGGGCAAGACCTGTTTGACTATGTACAAAGAGAGTTTGAAGGAGCGACCCCGGAAAAAACTTGGGACAACTACATATACTGGGCGGAAAGACAAGGAGACTACACGTTCTTGCCTCCGGCTTTTGAGTCCGAGATGTATAACAACCCAGAGATGCCTGGACAATGGGGAGAAGCGAGAAAAGCCTTAGCTCATACGTCTGCGGGACTGCTTCACAGAGAAGCAACCAGCGGGCCTATTTGGTCTTCCCTAGAAGGAAGAGGCGGCTACAGAAACTACATTGAAAACCTTTCGTCCAAGTACACCAAAGACCAGTTGGAAGGAGCGGTTGATGATTTGCTTGGAAAACCTTCGGTAATAGCAGCAAAATACAACACTAAATCAGGTCTCGCTGCTATTCTTGCTGAGAGAATGATGGTTTTAGAAAACCAACGGTTAAAAAAAGAAATGGTTATTCAACCAGAAGTAGTTAATGTACAGCCCACAGAAACGGTAGCTGAAGAAGAACAAAAAGGAATTAAAATTACCCCACACACAATTCGCGAAGTTTCCGAAGAAGGAAACGCGTACGGTGCAGCAGCCACTCTTTACAACATGGACGGCACAGAAAAAGGGACTATTTATTTTCAACGAGAGTTGTTAGAAGACAAAGACTTTGACAACCTTGTGTCAAGGGCCATCTTTGACAAAGAGCAGCCTTTGTCTGATGCGGAGATAGCGGTGGTGGGAAAACTAGGAAGATTGGTAGCAACCAAAGCAGGTAAAGGATTAACTCAAGAAGAGTTTTCGTCCTATGAAGGCAAAACAATTGAGGAACTTGTAATAGATCCTCTGACAAAAATAGCTGATATTGAATTAACAAGTTTACGTCTCGTGGGAAGCACAAGACCCGCTGACCAAAGAGGGTTTTTTACATCGGGCAAAGGTTGGCTTTCTTCTTTATTTAGACCCATGGGAAAAATGGGCTTAGTGTCCACCACAAAACAAAAAGCCACACAAGCTCGTTTAAGGATGCACGATCAAGTAGCTAAAGAAATAGCTTCGGATGTAGAGGTGGCAATTATAAAAGCCGCGATCGAAGCGGTTCCTAAAACATTTGGCGTATTTAAAAACAAAAAATACTTACAAGAAGAGCAAAAAATACGCAATCTAGTTCGCTCTTTTCTTAAAAAAACAGGAACGTTTGTAGAGCTGTCCAAAGAAGAAAAGGAGGCTGTTTTAGCAGAAATAGAAAGACTCGAAGAAGCACGGCAGCGAGGAATCGTTACCAATGACCAAGAGGCTATGGAATACGAACAAGGGATAAGAGATCTTCGAGATCTTGCAGCAGGCACCGCCTCAATAACCACAGCGGTGAAAGATTTGCCTACAAAACAGCTTAAAGATGCGGCTATAAAGGCACGGAAAGGAATCGACGCATTGACCACTAGAATTTTAAACGAGTTTCCAAAAGAAATGCTCGGAGATAAAGACGGTGAAATAGGGCTTACAAGACAGATTTTAGAGAACCAATTAGACTCTTACGCCGTTACTTCTTTTGCGCTATTTGAACCCCAACTAGGGTTTAATCCTAAGTTTAGTAAAACATTTCTTCGTTCCCCAACAGCTCAAAGATTGTATGACTCAGCGGTTATTGCTGTAAATGAAATGAACTCAGGCGACCCCGATTGGAACCCAGAAGTCGATGCGTTCCGTGTTGTAGACGATATTGTAAACCAGACATATTTTAGTTCGGCCGCTGACACAGCAACACTACCAGGGGTTTTAAGGGTTAAAGACGCTGCTCAAACTGGAAACCTTCCTTCTGGGCCAAAACTTTTGCAAGAACGGTTTAAAATTCCTTTTGCTATTAGGCGCCTCATGGGAGAAATAACTGATCCTAAACTTATGGTTGCTTCGTCTTTTTCTCGTATTGCCAAGCTTATTGAGACACAAAACTTCTACAGAGACCTTTTACGAATAAACAACATGCCTGGAGAAATGATGTTTTCTCAAAATAAAGTAGGGCCCTTTGACACTCAAATAAACCCCTTAGACGAGTTTAATCCTTTAAAAGGACTTTGGACAACCAAAGACATAGCGGGAGAGCTTGGTATTTCTACACTTCCAGAGTCGCATAGATGGAACGCTTTTATTAATTTTTATCAAAACACTTTTTTAAGGGCTAAGGGAGGGGTTCAGGCTGGAATGATTGTTCTGAGTCCAGGCACGCAAAGCAGGAACGCGTTTGGAGCGGCTCTTATGTACACCGCGGGAGGGCATTTGTACCAAGGAAATTGGACAGACACCATTAACATTATTAGAGAAGAACTGTTTCCGGGATTAACGTATAACCCAGACGGAAGCGTTAAAGGCGATCAAGCAACGGCCCGTAAAAACATGAGAACAGCCAGACTACTTGGTATATCACACACCAGTGCAACTTTAAATGATGCTTTTGGTATTTTTAATGAAATGAGCAGCGGCAAGTACGACACCACTGAAAAAATTACACACGGACTTTATGCGTTAAAACACTTAAACACAGAAACCCCTTTTACTGCGGCCATGACTTTACCTGGTTTTGTTATTGATAAAACTGTGGGGAAGGTTTGGAGAACCCTAAAAGGAACATACGCAGCGGTTGATGATTTCTTTAAACTAATGACATGGGGCGCAAATAAAATAGAAATAAGAAAATCTTTAGACCGATTATCAGACGCTGCTGTAGCTAATGGGAGTCCGCCTCTGTCTGATGAAATTAAACTTAAAATTTTACGCGATTATTCAAGCACTTTAACAACAAACATAGGAACATATCGCTCAAATGCAGCGGTTCTGTACAGAAACGTAACTGATTTAGACGGCTACATAGACCATTTAGCAGCACATATTACAAGAAACACTATACCAAACTACGACTATGTAGGAGCGTTTGCTAGGTTTTGGCGTCAGCTTCCGTTGGGCAACTTTATTGCTTTTCCAACTGAGATGACACGAGTGACTGGAAACCTGATTCAAATGCAATATAAAGACGCAACATATAGTATTCCAGAAGAGTTAATGCTGGAAGCGGGTCTTCCTCCTGAGCAGGTTGTTTGGAACACAAAGAAAAATGCGGAAGGTGAATGGGTACCTACGAAGCCTTATATTAAACAAATGGCCCAAAGACCGTTTCATCGTAAAGCAATGAAACGTTTATTGATTGGAGGAGGCACTGTAGTTGGTCTTCCCGCTGCTTTCGTTGCAATGTCTCAAATGATGTACGATGTTGATGACGAAGACTTAGAAGCAGCCGATGAAATTGGTGCAGAGTATTCTAAAAATTCTACCAGGGCTCCAACAAGTCCTGTAAAAGACGATGGAAGTGGGTTCAGCTTTATTTTACTGGATTATTTGTTTCCTTTTATGTTTTTACAAAGATCATACAACGCTGTTGAATCAAATATAAAAGACCGAGAAGAAGAAGGAGTAGGCCTTCCACGAGCGGTTATGAAAGGGTTGTGGGATGGTGTTGTGCAGTTTGCAGAGGACTATTATCAAATCTCTATTGCTGCCCAAATATCAAAAGAGCTGTTTGAAAACGAAACGCCAACAAATAAACAAATCTATAACCCCGCAGATAGTTTAGGAGAAAAGCTTAGTGTTGGTCTTAAATACGCTTTAGATAATGCAGGACCAGGAGGCTACAGACAAGTAAGGGATCTGTACAAAGCCGTTTCAGAAGGAGACGATAGGTTTACCAAAAGCGGTAAGATGGTTGAGGTGGTTGATTCTGCGATGAAACTGGCTGGAATGACACAAAGCGACGCCTCTCCTGATTTTAGTTTAGGGTTTTATATACAGAAAGTGAAAGACCTTCACGCGGATACGGTTGCTTTTAATATGAACCCCGTGCGTTGGGACAAAAGAAAAATAACTGAAGCATATGTTTTAGATCAGTGGCAAGACTCACAAGAAGCATGGTTTTTAATACAGCAAGATATTTATATGAAAATACAGGCTTTCAAAAAACTAAAGGTTTCCCCCAAAGAATACAGAGAACAAACAGCTCGTTTAGGACAAATCGCTGGGGTTGATGCAACCATTATAAGAAACATTGAGAAAGGTGTTTTCACCCCTTGGACTCTTCCCCCCACTTTTCAAAGAGACTATATAAAAGCTAAAAGGGAGTATGGTTTAGAAAGAACGTGGCCTAGAGCAGAACTAAGCGAAAGACACCGACAACTTGCTGCGGCAAAAATCAGTCTTCTTGGGAACCCTTATCTTCCGATTCCTTGGGAAGACTAAACTTTTCCACCCGCTCCATCCAGGCATCGGCAGCGCGTTTAAATTCGTCCCCTTCTAAAACAAACTCCTGGTAAAGACAGTCCACTGAGCACATCATAATCACGCCTTTTTCAATATCTGTGCCGTACAGCTCGTTGTGTGCCAAAGAATAGGCAGCAAGTTGTTGAAAGTAGTCCCACACCCATTGTCTGCGTTTTGGTCTGTTGGTTTGTTTAAAGTCTATAATAGAAAGATCGTCGTCATGCACACCGATAACATCTGCTTGACCAGCGTATTTATCGGGATAGTACAAAGATACTTCGCAACCATACACCTGTGAGATATTAGGAAACCCTTGGTCCATGATCGTACAGGCCATTTTCAAAGCTCTTTTCTGTTGTGCGTCTTCTGGCTTGTAGTCCCAGATTTCCCCGTTGACAATCTGTTTCTCCAGAATGTTGTGCATATAGGTTCCTCTGGTCGCAGCTTCTGTACGAATACGTTCTGCTTCCTCTTCTCCCACCTTTTCTATCCACTTTTTCAAGAAGTCTCCTTCTTTTGTGCCAGATAGAATAGTGGTTACAGACGGGAGTTTTTCTCCATTGCAGTCATAAAACCTTCCGCCTTTCCTATCCTCGCTGGAAAACACGCCATACTCGTACGGCGACTCGTAAAGTATTTTATGCTTCACGTTACTGCTTAGGAACTTCGGAAAGTTTTCCTTCTTCCAGGTCTTGTTTTAAGCGTTTTACCGCAAAAGCAAAGACATTACTGGTCGGTCTTTCGGTTTTTTCTCCGATTTCTGCTGCTAAATCAACGATTTGTCTGCGTATTGCTACGCTTTTCCACTTTTTAGTGTCCATTTCAACTCCTATTAGTTTGGATTATACATTATATTTTAGGATATATCCTAGTTTTTTGCGACCATAGAGTCGCCCCAATTTTTTCCAACCTCAGCGTCAACTTTGTTTGGAACCTCCAGAGGCACGGCTTCTTCCATGATCTTACAAATATCCTCTATGTCCTTTTTATCGTCCACAGAAAACACCAGTTCATCGTGTACTTGTAACAAAGGGGGATAACCTTCTTGATAACAATGAACCATGGACTGCTTGGTCATGTCAGCAGCCGAACCCTGAATTAGTTTATTAAGCGCTTTATAAACAAACGCTCTTTTAATCTCTCCGTTATACTCATGCACGGCTTCTTTGTATTTCATAGGCCGTCCTGTGCCATATTTTAGTGGTTCCCACATATCAAAGTGGCACCGCCTTCCTAAAATGGTTTTAATATAACCTTTCTGATTTGCGCTCCTCATTACAGAGTCTGCTAGCTGTCGAACGAAAGGTGCATAAGTATTAAACTTAGCAAGTATTTCCGAGGCTTCTGGAACTCCGACTCCCAATTGATCGGCAAGCTTGCCTTTGCCCATGCCATACATAATGCCCAGACCAATTGTTTTAGCTGTCTTCCGATCAATTCCCACCAGATTTGCAACCTCCTGGTGAAAGTCTGCGTCTCCGTTCCTGTACGCATCCGCAATCGTTGTTGCCCCATCATAATGAGAACGGCTTGCATAGTGCGTCAGTATTCTCGGCTCTTGTTGTGAAAAGTCAGCTGAGCACCATTTTTGTCCTTCTTCTGGCAAAAACAAAGAACGAATAAGCGGTCCAATTTCTTTGTTGCGCGCAGGAACTTGTTGTAAATTAGGGTTGCTCATTGAAAGCCTTCCCGTAACGGTTCCTCCTGTTTCGCCTTTAAGTTGTCTTATCTCAGCGTGTATTCTGCCCTTGTGTTCGTGTTTTAAAATAGAATCAATAAAGGTACTGTGTGTCTTGTTTACCTCTCTTGCCTCCCTTATTAGCTGTGCTACCGGATGAGAGTGGTTTTCTAAAAACGCTTTGGTAAAACTTGGTAGTCCTGTAGGCGTTCTTAAATAAGACAGTTTCAAAGCATCAAAAACTTTAGACAAAGAGTTTGCTGCCCAGAGTTGAACTTCTTTAACCCCTGACTCTTTTATAATCTCTCTTACTATTTTCTTTTCTCTCGCAATCAATTTTTTCTTTAGTATCGCTGCCCTTTCAACATCTACACGAACCCCTCTTTGTTTCATGTCCAGGACAACAGGTAAAACACTCATTTCTAACTCAAACACGTTCCAAAGGTTTTGTTCTTCCAACAAACCTTTAAATCGGTTCCAAAGTTTTAAGGTAAGTGCAGCGTCTTGCGTTGCATAAGTGCCAACATAAGCAGAAGGAAGTCTCCACATTTCTGCTTTAGGATCTAGTCCCCACTCTTCTGCTGCCTGTCTAAGCTCTGCCTCTGATTTACCTTCTTGCAGATACTCTTGTCCTAGGGAATTGAGTGTGTACCAATACATGTTTTCATTAATTAAAGGCGCAACAATCATGGTGTCAATAATTTTTCCCTGGACATCGATGCCTTCGTTCTTTAACCAACCAACGTCGTACGTCGCATTATGAAAAACCTTGTCTTGTTGTTCTGATACAACATCTCGAACAAAATCCAGCACTCGTTTTTTAGGAAAGTTAAACCCGGATTCGTGAGCAAAAGGGAAATAATCAGCGAATCCTTCACAAGCAATGGAAACTCCGACTGCCTCTCCGTCTCCTCTAATATAACCTGGGCCTAGTTCTTTTAAATTTGGGTCTTTGGTTTCAAGGTCGATAGCTATTTCATCAGCGTCTTTTAATAACTGGGTTGGAAATGTATCGGGTGGTGTCCACTCTGTAGGTGGTTTATAAACAAAACTCATATAATGTACCTGTAATAATCGTCTTGGGCTTGTATAAAGTACAAGTTCTCTATGGTGCGAGTAACGGCAACATAAAACTGTCTGTGAAGCCCATCTGGTTGTAATACTGAAGAGCGTTTTTGTGCTTTGGATAAGTCCAAATACACAGCAACATTCTCCGCCTCTCCGCCCTTTGCCTGATGAATCGTTGAAATGACAATTCGCGGTTCTCCGTGCAAGTCTTCATTATTTTTTATTGCTTTTTCTATAAACGATCTTCTTTCTACATCTATGCTTTTATCAAATAGTTCTTTCCATGTTTTATTTATAATCTCTTCTTTTAGGCCATAATTGTCTATGGCTTCTTGTAAAGTTATCTTTTGTCCTTTGTCTACTTGTTGTGCCACTCTGCTTATATACCCTCTTTTAACTCCCTGCTTTCCCAAATGAAAATACAAATCGTCTAGCTCAGACAAAGTAATTTCTTCTGTTTTGATTTTCTCCCAGGTGTCTATAGCTGACATCATTCTGGCTGGAATGTAGCGGTAATGGTTGTGTACAAAAGGGTACCCGTTATCTATTAGAAACTTTCTAATATTATACCCTTTAGAAGTGTCTGTGAGCATATAATCACAAGAAGCCATAACTAACCACTCTCCTTTTTCCAGGGGTAGTGTTTCAATAGAGTTAACATTATTAACCGTTCCCGCTTGCTCTCTTGGTTTATAGTCTTTTGGCTCTCGACATAAAATTCTTTCTGAAATCTTTTTAGCAATAGGATGCACTTGTTTGGGTATGCGATAAGATTGGTCTAAAACAATTTTCTCGCCTTCATAATCAACAAACCGCTCTGGTCGGGCTCCGTTCCACTCATAAATTGCTTGGTCATCGTCTCCTGCTATATATGTTTTTTCTGATCCGGCTGCCAACTTGTCCACCAGTCTCCAGTTTAGTTCTGCCAGGTCTTGTGCTTCATCTACAATTAAAAGATCAAGCGGTGGAGCTGTGCCGTCTTCTAAAAAACTAACAATCATATCGGCAAAAGAATAAATAACCGGAGTTCGAGACAACCTAAATTCTTCCCAGGCCTCCGCCATTGGTTCCAACATGTGAGGAACAACCCCTTTTCTTTGCTCTACGTCCAGGGACAATCGCTCATCTTTTAAAGAACGACAATTGGTTTTCGCTCGTTCTATGATCTCGAAGTAAGGATCTTGGACCACGGACCTAATGGCTCTTGTGTTGTTGGGATATTTTTTCGTTAGGTTAAACTGATACTCTTCTAAAAAATCAAAAATGTCGCGCCCACCAACGACATGAGATATTCCCATGTTCCTTTTACAGAACGCATGGCTTGTACAAAAATACGGCATTTCTTCAAAAGACAGTCCAAAACGGACATGAGCTCTGTTCTTTCCTTCATTAGCTGCTTTAACAGAAAAAGAAATAAACGCTATCCTCTCTGGTTGTGTTCCTTTGTCGATGTGGTCTTCTATAATATTAAGAAGAGTGGTTGTTTTCCCTGTCCCTGGAGGACCAAAATATTTTGTTACTCCCATTCTTTTTCCTCCACAGGCACTCTGAACTCTTCTGGAGAAACAGCGTCGTCTATTTCTTTTACGTCCATGACCCATACTTTTTTGTTGCCCACAGACTTATCTATCCACTTAGAAGAATTGATTGCCCCTATTTCTTTTAGCCGAGTAAACACTTCTGCTTCTTTTATGTTTCTCATCTTTTTAAATTCTTGAATAAACACCACTAGATCACGTCCAGTGAACCACCATTCTTTAATGTCGTCTTCTTCATGTCTGTACACTCCTGCTGAAACAACAGCTAGTTTTGAAGTGGACTCTGAAAGTCTGCAAAACTCTAGTATGACCTCGTTTAGTACACCTTTCTTTGTCATGTCTGACGGAACATCTACGACTTGAACATCTTGTAGCCACTTATTGAGCTGTGCAACCCAGTCTGATTTCTTTTTATCGGGAGGACAAGTGTTTAAAACTTCCATACATTTTTGTTGGTACAAAGAGAAGTTATGCAACTGTTTGGTTTCTAAAACAATGGTTTGTCCATCAATGTCTAAATGCCAAAGAGGTGGGTCTGTCATGTATTTTCTAAGCCCACCATAGACCGGCTCTCTTTGTGATGCGTCTATGCCGTATCTTCTTGTAATACATATACCGCTTTGACAAAACCCTTTAAGTGGGTCTTTGCTACATTGGTATCTGTACTCATTTTTCTCTAGGCTCTGAATAATTGTGTTAAGTTCGCTGTGAGATAAAGGTTTTACACAAGCTGTTTTGTTAACTTCTTGCAGTTTGTCTTTCCATTCTTCGCCTTCGGGATAAACTTTTCTTAGAAACACACCGTAGTTTAACATTGCATTGTTTCTCGTACCTTCTGGCACACCGTTAAGTTTCATGTGCACCAAGCAAGGAGGTGCCTCGTCCCATAGGCCGTCTCCGTTTAGTTGTTTCTTTCGACCTTTGCGTACTGCGACAAAAGCGTCTAACTCTTCTTCGCTAATGGCCCTTCTTTTAACTATTCTAATAAACTCTTCCGGTCCAGCAGCGTCTCCTTTTGCGTTTATTGCATAACGGGTTGTGTCGTTTCCAGAAAAATAGGGCATATTAAGCCAGTTTCCAGTTTGTTTTTCTTGCGGTAGTTGTTTAGACCACTCATATTGTTTAGGAAAAATCTCGTCTCCTGTTCTTCCCATTGAAGCCGCTATTTCTTCTAGTTTGTTTTGAAGTTTAAAAGCCGGGATAGGCTCTTTGGTAAATAAGAACAGATGTACCCCACCTGATTTAGTCATGCAGGGTACAAGGGGCAATTTCATCTCCTTGATTGTTTTTAGTATTTCTTTGACATTTATTGGGTACTCATCGACATCGATGCACCCCCAAGAACAGGTCTCGTCATCGGTTAAAGGAACGACTCCTAAAGATAGCTTACCGGCTAGATGTTTTTTCCATAGCTCAATGGTTAATGGTTCGTGTAGTGTTCTGCCCCTGCCTTCTTTTTTGATTCCCTTTTCTGTGTTCTTCTGTTTTCCGGTTATTTCGTAGATGCCATGTGCCCTTGTTAAACCAGAAAAAATTTGCATAAATTTTTCCGCTGTTTTTTCCACGCGTTTCCTTCATTTTGGAACGCTCCTTCCCAAAACCCCCGTAAAGGAAAGGAGCGCCGTTTACTTAGTCGTCTTCCCAATCTGCTTTTTTACCAGACTGTTCTAACGCAGGACTGTTGCTCTTTGCGCCAGGACCACCAATTTGGTCCATGCCGCCTTTTGCAACGTGCTTAGAGAACTCTTCTGCTTCTGCAAAAAGGTCCTTTTCGCTCTCCTCAAGCATCCGCTCCTGTGTGATGTTATAGCTATACCAACTACCACGATCATTGGACTCTACTTGAGTGGATAAACGATACCAGTGAGAGTACGCAGGCGGAGTAAACATCCCCTTAGCACCCTTTAGTTTCGTTCCTTGGATCATAGTGTTCCAAGCACGAGAGTGTTTTAGTTGCGATCCTGTCATATTGATTACGCACTTTTGAGGTGTTTCATCAACGAGCGCGTAGCCATAGTGATTAGCCGTCACTGTCAGTTGGGTTTCCCCTCCTGGAGTGATTAATCGACCTTGACTATCGCGTGTGCACCGATTCAAAAGATCGGAGTCAGCGGGATGTACAGCCTTTATGCCTCCACCTTTCTCACGCAACCCCCACTCAACAAGTGTTTTGGTGTAGTAAGCCGGTAAAAACAGAAGGCCTTCATCGCCATTAATGACGATGTTGGTTCCGCTATAAAACAAATCCCCTTCTTCCGCATCTGGGTTATAGTCACTAGACGTTTTTTGTCTCTGTGGAGACAGCGCCTGAACTATACTCAAACGAGGTGTGCGAAGGTCATCTGCACTTACATCTCCGAAGCCTTTTTCTTCGATGTTTTCAAATAGGGACGTTATGGATGTCCCATTTCCTTTCTTCGTTGCCATATCTTGGTTCCTCTTTATTCGTTCAACGGTTTATTTTTGTGCGTTTGCCTGTGTACACAGAGAATTTCTTCTGTATGTCAACATCAAACGATGAATTACCCGATTCGATCATTTCTCTTACGAAAGCTCGAAGGGTGCTTGGATGAACTGCTTCCTTAGTTTCGGGTAAGTACCCTTCTTTAGAAAGCATTTCTACCAATCTGGAAGCGTCAGCATCTTCGCCTTGACCAAAAGAAACAGTTAGGGTGTTCTTTATAATGTCCCCATGACCGTTATCTCTTAACCAATCGTGCGCTGCCTCCAGGTTGGCGGCAGTAATGCGTGCGCTGTAAAATGGATCTGCTGAAATTCGTGATCCGTCACTGAGTTTTAAATCAGAAACGCCGAGTTCAGCTAATTTATCTGGAATAGTTTGCTCAGAAAGTTCTCTGTGCTGATCTTTTATTTTTCTCAGCCTTTCTTCTGTGTTCCCTATTTCTCCCTCTAGGACCAGTAAATCGTGACACAACTTACTTAGACTTTTTATAGCAGATTCGTCCATGTCCTCAACTGCTTTTTTGATGTTTTCTTCAAACATTTCGTTCATCTTCATTTTTTCTTCCCCTTATTTATAGGTATTATGTTATTCGGTACTCGTTCTTCTTCTTTATCTAAATTTATTTCAAATTCTGGTATGAAAAAAATTAGTCCCTCGTTATTTACTTCGACGACTTCAACAGATCCTTCTGGTTGGTCTAAGACGGAGTACACATATCTTAGTGTTTCGTCTAAACTAGCGAAAGGGCCTATTGATTCGCGTAAGTTTTTTTCAAAAGGAGCAAAGTTTATAAACCATCTATTTTTTCTGTCGCTACAGACTTCTATTTTGGTTGTCGTTCTTCGTTCCTTATTCATAACTTGCACTAAGCATATACTATATGTAGAATAGATTGCAAGAAATATTTTAATAAAGAACGAAGGATATGAAAACAATGGATATAGAAACTTATAAATTCAAAACCGAACCTTACGAGCACCAAATGGAGACTCTTGCCAGGAGTGCTCATAAAAATCTCTATGCACTTTTCCTTGAGATGGGCCTTGGCAAATCAAAAATCTTATTAGATAACGCCGGTATGCTCTTCGAGCAAGGAAAAATATCTGGTCTGCTAATTATAACACCAAAAGGTAATTTAAGGAACTGGGACACACATGAGATCAACAAGCATTTACCTGATCGCATAGAGAGAAATGTCCTGGTATGGCAACCCAATCACACAAAACGATGGACCAGGGACTACGATAAAATGGTTAAAGAGGATAGTGACGGTGTTTTAAATGTTTTTCTAGTAAACGTCGAAGCCTTTGCAACAGTTAAGGCATGTAAATTTGTTGAAGAGTTTTTGGTAACACACGATGTAATGATGGCGATTGATGAATCCACTACGATAAAGAATCCGAAAGCTAAGAGAACAAGACATTTAATTAAGCTGGCTCCTCTAGCTGATTACCGAAGAATCCTAACAGGGTTCCCCATTACCAAAGCCCCTCTTGACCTGTACTCACAGTGTTATTTTCTGTCGCCTAACTTATTGGGTTTTTCTAGCTACTATGCGTTTAGTGCAAGGTATGCGATCACCCAGGCACGCAGAATGGGCGCTCATTCTTTCCAGCAAATTGTTGGTTTTCAAAAACTTGAAGAGCTCCAACAATCTATTAAAGACTTTTCAATCCGTAAAACGAAAGACCAGTGCCTGGATCTTCCTGCCAAAGTATATACAAAGCGTTATGTCGAACTAACGGACGAGCAAAAGAAAGCTTATGGCACCATGAAACAAAAGGCACTGATGATCTTGGAAGACGAAGTGTTTAGCACCATGAATGTACTGACACAGATTATGCGACTGCAACAGGTGGTCGCAGGTAGTCTGCGCAACGAAGAAGGTGAAACGATTGTCTTGAAAAACAACAGAGTCCGTGCGGTGCTGGACCTATTAGAAGAAACTTCTGGAAAGGTGGTTGTTTTTGCGGTGTTTCAAACCGATATACAACAATTAGAAAAGGCTATTGCTGCAAAATTTGGTGAAAGATCTGTGGCCTCTTATTATGGTAAGACGCCCCAGGACGACAGACAGCGGATTATTGATAAGTTCCAAGATCCCGACAGCGAGCTACGCTATTTTATTTCTAATCCACAAACAGGCGGTCGCGGTATTACTTTAACAGAGGCCAGCACCATGATCTTTTATTCTAATTCCTATGACCTAGAGCTGAGAGTCCAGGCAGAGGATCGTATTCACAGAATAGGGCAAGATAAAAGCTGTACCTATGTTGATCTGGTGTCCAAGGACACGGTTGATGAAAAAATTCTTCAAAACCTTTTAAGCAAAGTTAAGATTAGCAACGAGGTTCTTGGAGAAATACGCAACTGGTTTAAATAAGGTATACTGAATTATGGCTTCTTATAAAAAATACTTAAAAAACCCGGCTACACAAACAACGGTTGACGACATTCTTGCGGACCTTTTACCTATTGTTAAATCGCACTGCGAACGAGACGATGTTGCTCCTTGGGACATGGCAACAGCCTTAGTGGTCCTGTTGTCTTCGCTAACAAGCAGTTCTGACTTGGACAAAGAGGTCTTGATTCAGTTGACCACATTCATTATGGAAACGACGACGGACCAAGGACTTTTCTCAACCAAACATTAGGTGTATTATAGGGGTATGGCAACATCCCCTAAAGATACAAGCCTGTCTTCGGCTTTTAAGCACTCTTTCGATCAGCCTCTGGAGAACATGGCAACCACATTTCAAGCCCTCGGCATGGAGGGTTGGGAAGATTTTTTGCGCGATCTTGTCGAAACACCAGAGAACTACGAGGCAGCGGCTGGAAAGTTTATCAACGCTCAGTCTGAAGATTGGTGGGACCACAATTGGGAGTATTTTCCAAGAGCTTTATTTGAACAGGCGGGACAGATTGCTGGAAGTTTAGCGACAAGAGTTGGAGGTGGGGCGCTTGGTTCTCTTGCTGGTCCTTGGGGAACTGCTGCGGGCCTTTTATTAGGCCCGGCTTTGTTTGAAGCCGTACAGCTTGCTGGACCCATTGCCTATGAAAGAGCCAGAAACAATAAGAGAGAAGAGCCGACTTGGGACGATTGGAAGGGCGCACTGAGCGCTTCTGCTTTTTCAGGGGCTCTAAACGCGCTTGGTATTAGAAATGTGGGTGTGCTTAATAACATCGGCAAAGCAGGGCAAACCGCTAAAAGAGCGGCAAAAGCAACAGCGTCGGAAGGGGGCACCGAATGGCTGCAAGGTTACACGGAACAAGTTGGTGGTACACTAGGAACTGAGCCCTACAAAGACCTAGTGCGTCTTGTAAAAGGCGCTGATATGACACAAGAACAGAGGGACTCTCTTGGGCCACGAGCACTAGGTCTTGGTCCAGACAAAACCTATGTTGACGCTTCCCGTCTAGGTCAGTATATACAAGGACTAGACCACAAAGCCGCTAGGGGTGAAGGTTTATTGGGTGCTGGCGCAGGGGGATTTACCCAAGCGGGTACAGACATAGGTAAAGCGGCGGTGCAAGCTGGGGCAGAGAAACTGGGTGTAACAGCAGCCAGAAGTAAAAAAAGCGCGGAAAAAACCCTGACAGAGAAAAAGAAGGCCAGGGAAGAAGGAGTTTTCCCAGATGTGCAAGACTCTATACGAAAAGCCGAGGCTGAAAAAAAGGTTTTGTTGAAGGAAAAAGTGCCAAACCTTGCCGAAACCATGTCTCCTTTAGAAGTAGACACCTTTACACGAAAAATACTTTTAGACCACGACGACATGGTTCAGGAGTACATGGGCGACGAGGGTGCTATGCAAAAGGTAGACAAAGAGTTGGGCGCTGTAAAAGAAACAATCGCAGGGCTTGGTTTAAATAAAAAAGACCAAAAGAGTGTTTTTAAAGACGTTCTCGATGAACTACAAAGAGCTCCTGCTGAATACACTACAAACTTGGCAGACATCGACCATGACTATGGTCCTGGCGAAATAGATAGCCTAGACTTTTTTGATATGTTCGCAGTCGAAGACTTTGCAAAAAACAGAGCTTCAACCTACCAAACAGATTTTACAGCCACTTTAGATGAAGGTCGTTTTGAAGGGACGAATGTTCCCTATGGGGGAGACGCTCTTTGGAAAACTACGCCCGAACTTTTCCCTCTTACGGCTGGTGGATCTACTTTGGGGTACAATGTCTTTCCTTTAGGCTCTGTACACCAGGTTTATACCGATCCGCAAATCGGCTTTATGAGAGACGCTCCAAAAGGTCCCCTTGACACTACCTTTATGTCCTATAGCCCTTTAATTCAGCACTTAGAAGGACGGTGGGAGAACAAAGAGGATAAAGTAGACTTTCCAAAAAAACTTATAAACAACGAGCCTATCCCTGCTGCCGAGATGATGCGTTGGCTGTATATTAAGACTCCAGGAAGCACGGCTGGTAGACTTCACGGTGATTTTCAGGCGACCAAGACAGAGAAAAGCAAATCCAAGATTGCAAGACAAGCGATTGAATCGGGAGTAGCGGAGTTTTTGCAGGACAGGATAAACGCTGGAGAAAAGGTTACTAAACAAGAGGTTTTGGACGTTTATACCAATCACCGCAACAACTTCAAGTCTGTCCTGCTTTCTAGCAACGCAAGAGAGGTGAGGCCAGACGATGATGTTCGCCAATCGTTGGTCCTTAAAGGAGTGGGTGAGAGTGTAGCCGAGGCCATGGCGCTGCCCAAGTCTTTTGGTCCATTGGTGGGAAGTAGGGAATGGGCGGCTAATGAGGCGAAACTTCCGGGGGAGTCTGCTTACTCCTTGGAAGAGGGAGACATGGCCATTTTTGAAGACGCGTCAAACACTTACTTAGGAAGAGTGTATCAAAAAATAAAAAAAGAGGAGATCGAGAAATCGGAGATTCTTCCAGACGACTATCAGGACATCGGCGATCCACGAACAAATGAACGTCTTGCTGATGAGTGGGTTGATGTTGTGGAACCAAGGATACAGAAGAAAATGAAAGGGTATTTGGACCTGGCTCCAGTTATTAACATTCTTACGCCACCTAAAGTAGACGCTAGCCAAAGAGCCATAGAGCCTTATATGCCTAGGCACGGTTCCGACCACCAGTTTGACCAGCACACAGGAGAGGGAACCGATAACTTGCGTAGGTTGGGGGAAGACTTAGAAATGCCACTGATCTACACTCCAGAGATTACCAATAGAACCAAAGAACAGTTTGCTCTTGACGAAGCAAACATGGACCAAGACCTGCCTTTTTTGACGAAGCTGAGAAGCTGGGTGGAGTCAAGAACTGCTCGTAAAAAAACCGATCCCGCTGTTTTTGATGACAACGACACTATGCACGCTTGGACAGACCCCAGTACGCTTGCCTGGTGGAGAGGCGGCATGTTTGCGCACACTGATGAAAAGTACCAAAACGCCAAAGGCGCGCTTTTAGCAGAAATACAGTCAAAGCTACACGGGTATGCTCAGTCCCCGAAAAAACCTGAAATATACCGATCACATGTTAAAAACAAGGACGCGATGTCCGAAAAAGAAAAAGATCAGTACCGAGAAGGCACAAAAATAACGAGCGCTTGGGACGCGGTATTAAGCAACCCTGATATTCAATACGGTTCTTTAACTGGTGGTGCAAAGGAGTTGGGTAAAACGATTTTGTTGCCTTTTCTGCCTAAAGAGGCGATGGGAACAACGCCTGACGCTTCTGCTTTTCCCGGCGTTCGTTTTCAAGAGGACATGGCTAGAACAGAAACCCCTGTTTTCCCTAAAGACATAGCTGAAGCGTTTAGATCCTATTTGAAGAATTATGTGGACAAAGAAAAAATAAAAGCTTTTGACAAAAGAGCAGACGAGTTTTCTGAAAACGAGATCGGTCCGGCGGCTTTTGATGTAGCGGTGGAGGCTTTCCAGCGAACACAGCCTTTTGCGTCCATAGGTCTTAACCTAACTGAGGCCCAAACAAAGGAGTATCTTAAAGACATAAAACACGGGAAGGATAGTGCCTTTTGGCTAGGCCCATCAAGGTGGAGAAAGAACCTTGTTCGTATGGGGCTTTTGGACGAAGAGTTTGTGGAAGACCCTGAAGTTGTGGCTACGGTGGATGATGCGCTTTCTCTGGCTAAAAACACGCTTGTTAACGTTGCTGCCAGTAAAAGGGACGCTTTTATTGCTCAAAACCAAGAGATTTATAGGGACGCTTTACTCGCAGTTCCTGGGCTGACAGATATTGCTTTGCCTTTTATAGAAAATACGGCGCCTTCTCATAAGGAATACAAGGACGCCAAGAAGACGTTCGATGGGTCCCAGGTTAGAGACGCCGACATACGTCCAGACTACCCGCTAAAAGCGGATTGGCCCAAAGCTTTATTACAGGCTTCTATTGTAAAGACTTTGCAACACGATCCAGATATTACTCACATCTACATTCCTGATGCAGGATTCCGTAGAGCTCCCAGGACTCCTTATTTCCAAGCTTTAGAAGAGGCACAAAAGCTTGCGGACAAGTTTAAACTAGATTTTAAAATGGTTAATGAGTTCAGAGGGAACGTATTCAACGAGAAGACAGGAGAATATGAGATGGGCCCTGTTAAAGTTTATGCCTTAGAGATCGCACCACTAAGGGAGACATGGGTATTATACGGAGGAGTAGAAGGTTATCAGAAAGGGGGATTGGTTAAGAAAGCAACGAATCAAGTATTGAATTATGGAGACTACGGAAGACGATATATCTAGGGAAAAAGCGGCTTTATATTGGTATAACCAAGGTTATAGAGAGGAGGCTTTGCACCAAAAAATAGAAGAAACCATGGAACGAGGACGACTCGTTGACGAGGGTTATATTACTTGTGCAGGCGGGGTTTGCGACTAGCTATAATAGGCATGTAGTTTTTAGGGTTCGACAAGCCTTTGTTGAACCTGGGTATCAACCAACCTATTATTCTTATTTTTCTTATTAAGTCTTTCATTCTCTCTCCAATAAAATCGGGGGAGTTATTTCCCCCGATCTACACCTGGGCCGTTCCTCAACGCGCAAACATCTCTTCTCGACCCATATGTTCTTTAAAGTCCCATTGTTTATGCCTGCAATTTTATCGACGTACGCTGACACCACACACATAAACTACCGAACTGGGACCAAATCCGTCTTAACAAGGCGTCAGCTACTCAAAAACTCTGAGTGTTTCTTGGGATCATCGACCACGACCACCCATTCTAAGGTGCCGTTGTCCTCCCATTGCATTAAAACTGCCCCTAGACACGCTGTCATGTCTAGCTCACTAAAAATTTTATAGGCCGTGAGCGCGGTTAATTGATCCGAGTAGAAGTGCAATACGGATTTGCTCTTGCCATTAGGCATTTCGCCTTTGTATATTTCAGTTAGGTTAAAATCGTCTGTGAACAACGTACAAGTGTGCGATAAGAAATCGGCGTCTTCTTTGTTGTAATAGACAAGTGTTATTGGATCGCTATTGCTCATCTCAATACCCCTGGGTTATATGCTCGTAAGCGTCTGGACAGTCTTCGATGTCTTTTCCACAAGTGCATTTTTCTATATGTTCTTCCATTTTTTCTCCCTGATCTTATGCCTGGTTCTTTTATAATATGAGACCGGATCTACGACGGTCTTCGGTCAGCCAAAGAACCAGGCTGTCGGACTAAGATCGGATCCGTTTATAAGGAGGCCAACCGAATAAGTGAATTATACCCCAAAGTAACATAAAGTAAACAATATTTTGTATATTTTTTGAGCACGAAGGAAAAGGGTGTTTTGTCGTTCGTGAGATTGACCAAGGTCCAAGGACCAGGGACTTTTGTCTTGTTTCTAAGGGTGACTTGCTTGTTTCTCTAGTGTGTTTGCTGGTTTCTCCAGCAGAATGGCTGGTTTCTCCAGGGGAAGCGTTGATTTCTCCACCGCACCTCAAAAAAACGTAGAAGTTCACTAAAAGTTAGGTGAAAACACAGGTACGAAGGCTCTGAAACCCTTTAAAATCAAGGGGTCTTGTTTTCCTATATAGACAACCACCACCTAACCTGAACTTCTACTTTTGTGATTTTACAAAAGACTAATACGAAAAAAAGTTGGAAAACTGAGGTGCGGAGGTGCGTTTTCCTTGAAAACCTTTGTTTATAGGGGTTTTCACCTAACCTGACAGAGGTGCGGTGGAGGTGCGGTGGGTTAGGTGAAAAAATACTTACTAAATCTTACTTAAAACTATATAATTTAATTATGCCAAAAGGACAATCAGGAAATATATCAGGTCGTAACGATAAACACTTGACGCCAAAACAGATTCGTTTTGCTAAAGAGTTTGTTTATAACGACGGATCAAAAACACAAACCGAGTGTGCTGTAGCTGCTGGGTACGGCAAGTCGAGTGCTCATGTTCGGGCATCAGAGCTGCTAAACCCACAAAAATATCCGCTTGTTGTTCGATATATAAGAGAGCTCCAGTCGGAAGTGGACAAGAAGTACGAAGTTACTTTCGGAAGACACGTTAAAAAACTAGCTGATATAAGAGACCAGGCCATAGACAAAGGAAACTTAACCGCTGCTGTTTCAGCTGAGGTTCAAAGAGGTCGAGCTGCGGGTCTTTATGTAGAAAGAAAAGAAGTTCGCACAGGTAGTTTGGAGTCTTTAAGTGAGATAGAGATTAAAAAACGAATACAAAAACTACTTGGAGACTATAAGCCCTTGTTGGAAGCAGAAGAGGCGCAGTTTACCGAATAGTTTTTTTGTGTAGCTCGTCAACGTATTCTTTGAACTCTGGCGTCATTCCTACAGCTTCTTTAGGTTTAATCGCATTATCATACTCTTCCCAGGTCAAAGTTAGTCCCATGGTGTCTTCTAGTTTATTAGCTATTCTTGGGTGACTATCTACTGGGCAGTCTATACAAAGCCGATAGCTTTTCTTTGCTCCTTTTAGACCGATTCTAAGAAAAGGAAGTAAATCATGTAGTTGATTTTGGTTTATAGCATCAATTAGATTGTTTGCCTGGTCAACCTCTAAGTAGGTTCTGTACCTAATCATCGAGTTTTTTCCATTTTTCGTATAGCCAGCTCGGAACGTTTTTTGGCGTTTGATAATTTACTGGTCCCTAGTTTTACTCCATGTCCTTTGTTATCGACTATGCGATACTCTTTAGACCGGTTGTCTTGCACCAGTCTGTAGGTTCCTCTTACTTTAAAATCTTTTTCCTCAGCCATTTTTTTCTTCCTCCAGGTTTAAAGTTAGTCTTGTTAAGTACCATTGAGCCTTTTCTAAGTCCTCTAGTCCATGTTTTTGTTCATATCTCCACAGATATTTTAATATATTTCCTTTCAAATAATCTCTAAATCCTTGAGGAGACATACTTGCCTCTATTGCGTCAATGCACTCAATCCCTCCCTGGTTGTAGTGTGGGGGGTGGTTTACCAAATCAGGCTCTTTGTCTGGCATAGCATGGCTTTTTCCAAAAGTGTCGTAAATCTCAACCATGTTTTTTCTTGTAAACAGCTTTTAACCATCCTGGGTATGTTCGATAATATTCAAACATGTTTATAAAGGGGGTGTTTCCCTCTCTTTGTCTTTCAGCCGTGTTTTCTTCAAACATGTGTCTAACAAACATGTGAAAGCCCGGATCTTTTTCAAGCTCCTTGTCAAGATCTTCCCATTCTTTTTTTCTCCACAACTTAGTCATTTTTACTCCCCAGCAAAAGATCTCCTAGGTTGTATTTATTAACTAAAAGGCCTCTGTTAGCGAATTGCCCTGGATTAAATTTTGTTTTTTCGTAGTGAGCTGTCGGGAGGCTTGTAGAAACCTTTGCCCACTCACCACTTGATGCTTTGTATTTCTTTATATGAATGTTTGTCTCTGTGATTTTTACAACACAAGCCATTTGTGCACTTGCTTTTCCCCAAGGAACGTTGAGAAGATCGCCCAGCTTTAGTCTGTGTTTCTCGCCTTGGTGTACAATAAAGAAATTGTTTTCGTGTTTTTCAATCATGTCTGCTATTTCTTGTTTTTTAATATACTTTTTCTTTCCAACCAAAGCAAGAGAGCAGAATAAGTAGCAGCCATACCAATAAACTCTCCATGAGATATTGTTTCTGTTTCAGCAACCCGCATTTGTTTTAAGGAGTCAGCCAACCCCTCGGTCAGCTTTCTCCTTAGTTCTTCTGTTTCTATTGTTTCAGAAGGGCTTGGCATCTATCCACTCCTCTGGACACTCTTTTTTATAAATGTCCCTGGCTCTTTTTATAAGTGCAGCCTCCACATGAGGTTCTTTTTCTTCTGGCAACCACCACTCAACAATCTTACCTTCCGAGTTCTTTTTGAAGTGCACCTTACCGCGTCCGAACCCAAGGTGGACAGTTCCTACGCTGTCCTCCCCAAGTTCAACTTTGTTTTTTCCATTGTAAATACTCATCACATATCTCCATATAAGTCCATGTACATCTCTATAACATCGTTATCGTCTATATCTTTAAAGTTTCTAAAAGAATTGACGTACATAAAATCAAAAAGCTCTTGATGTCTGTCTTTAAAAACCAGTTCTGTTATATAGTCCACTTCGTTATTGACTAATTGCTCTCGCATTTCTTCTATTGTTGGTTTACTCATAACCAGAAACCTCCTCAACAGGAGTATCAAAAACAAGTATGTCAAACTCGTAATCATCTATATCAGTAACCCTGCATAAAGTAGCTTTTTTCTCACTCACCAGTTCTTTAATTTCTTCTTTAGAATATCCAGACTGTCCGCAGTTAACATAAGACCAATTATTATCTCCAAAGATGTTATAACATTGTTCATCTACTCTTTGCTCGGTAGTCATATCTTCTAATTCAGATATTGGTACATCTAAAGCAGAGGTGTCTATTTCATGGTCTTTCCACTTACTCATTGGGCCACCTCCTTATATTCAATTTGATACATTTCACAATATTCATCTAAACTTACATGAGCATTTTCTTTATAGTATTCTTCTTCCGTATCAAAGTTACTTGATTGAGCTGACTCTCCTTGTAAAAAATTCTTTAAGTCTTTTTTACTTTTGAATGTCCAACCTGTCCAGTCATCACCTTGTAAATCAATTATTTCAATCATCATTTCTCCCCTTAATATAAAATTCCATATTGTCTTAAAGTTTTTAAGTCCTGTTCAGAAATGTTTAAAACATTACTTACCCAAACACAACTGGTGTAGAGCCAATAACTTTCAGAACCTTTGTCAAAGCAATCATCGTCTCCAAAATCCTGTCCCCAAAATTCTGACAACATTTCTCTGTCAGTTATCTTTCCCTCCAGATAATCGGTTTGATTAAAGTTCTCGTAATGAGTCCAATCGTAGTATTCGTTCTCTCCGTCTTGGATACCAATCTTAACTAATATCATCCTTTGCCTCCTCTAACTCAACAATCTCTGGTTCAACCAACCTGTTGATCTTAAAGTCTTCACCAAGTCTTGTAGGCATGATGACCACAACACCGTTTTCAGACTGCCAAACATTAGACCCGGTTGGAGACCCAGAGACAAGTGCCATGGTTGGAAACCTCTTGTTTTCCTCTTTGAGCACAAAGTCTTTGAGCTTAGCCAGATATTTTGTGTTAAAGCTGACCGGCTCACTTAGATCAAAACCAGAACTAACAACACGCTGCCAATCTGGAAAAGTTCCTTCAAGTACAGGTAGTCTGGTGGCTACATTATCACCGTCTTCATCGGCTTGGACCAGATACAGCTGTTTTGGAAAAGGATCAATGGTTCCGTCAGCAGAGGCGTCCATATCAACCAAGTCCACTCTTTTAGAATCCGTTTTCTTTAATTGTGTGAAAACAGGATTAAGTTTTTTAGAGTTTTCTTGATAAACATTTAAGATGACGTCTTTGAAAGCTGCATGAGCAAACGCCTCTTTATCCTCATATACACAAAGATAGTGTCCATTGGTTGCTACGATGTACACTCCACCACCAGGTCTTTTTTCAATAAAAACCCCGTTTAAGTAGTAACGTACATCTCCCTTTGCGGCAAAAAGGCAGGCACGGGCCAACATTTCTCCGTTTAAGTTATCGATATTATTTGCCATATTAATACTCCCTTATTTAATTAATATTGCCCCTAATTATATAGTATTTGTCGTATATATTCAACTGTTCTGATATACTTTCCTTACTGTGGCGAAAAAAGAATCTTTATTTTGGAAAAAAGTTAAGTCGAATTTAAAAACATTCGAGCTAATCCGTATAGAATCGTGGACTAATCAAGGGATTCCTGATGTTTTAGGCGTGTCTCCGGACAATATCTATTTCACAGCTGAGCTCAAAGTAACCGAAAGTAATAAAGTTTCCTTCTCGCCACATCAAATTGCATACCATAAGCTAAGAGAAAAAGCCCCGGCATTTATCTTGGTCCAGGGGCTCTCGAAGAAGTACCCCAGAAAATATGGCTTGTATCTCTTTTCGGCTGACCAAATAGAGTCGTTGGTCGTCCTTGGACTCAAAACACCTGCTCTTTTGTCCTTTGACCAAGGTTCTTGGTCCGAGTTTGAAGAAGCTTGGTCAAAGGTCATTAAACGACCGATCAGTCGGTTCCTGATCCTTCCTTAATGCTTGCTTGTCTTTTCTGAGAGACGACCCGTCTTCAGGGCCCCGGTCCCAGGGGAAGATGCTTGCTTGTCTTTTCTGAGAGACGACCCGTCTTCAGGGCCCATTGCTGTGTTGCGCACACCCGTGGTATTTGCTTGCTTGTCTTTTCTGAGGAAAGGAGCTGCGCAGCTGCCCAGGGCGTTACGCCGTGCTTGTCTTTCCAGTCGGCGAAAAGACAATGAAGAGGCGCATCGGGCCTGCTTGCTTGTCTTTTCTATCTAAAAGCTTCAGGGCCCTGGCAGCAGAAGGAAGGCTTGCTTGTTTTTTCGGGGGGAGAAAAGACAATGGGCCCACGGCATTGCCAGGTAGGCTTGCTTGTCTTTTCTATCTAAAGAAAGTCTTCCCCTGGGAGGAGCTGCCTGACTCTCGGATCGGCGGGGGAGAAAAGAGTGCTTGCTTGTCTTTTCTATCTAAAAGAGCTGCAAGGTTGCAGACGGCGTGCTACGGATCGGGAAATAAAAAACCCCCGACATTTCTGTCGGGGGTTCTTGGTCGGTGGTTAGTTAATACCTAGCAGATTTCAAAGCCACCGCAGTTCTTGACGAAAGTATGAAACTCTCGAACATTTGACACTTCAAACGGATAGCCAGTATCGAAGTGCTTACGCTCTCCTTTACCACCACAGCCGTTGCAGTCGCCTCGCACATACTCATCATCTCGTTGACCAGTACCGTCGCAAATATCACACTTGACCAACGGCAATCTTTCAATGGCCTTGTCGTATTCTTTCTTATACTCCTCAACACCACCGTTCAAAAGTTCGTGCGCCAAAGCGTTGGCAATATACTTACACCTTTCAGCGTCAATGACATGCCCAGAGTTGTGATGTCCAGCGTCAAGATCTTCTTCGGTGATAACCTCAGAACAAAGGTTGGCAACATAATTCCAAAGCGGTCGCCAGTACCAAACATTGTTTCTAAAGTATTGACCAGATAATGATTGACCTTCCCAATACGCCTTCCAATCTTCCGAATCAAAGTCGTCGTGGTTAGGTTGTGCTGGTGCAGTTGTTGTTGGATTCAATCCATAAACGTCCATTCCCATATCGTTCTCCTTATTATTGTTAAGTTGTTGTGGCATTGTTTAGGAATAGTTTTAATGAGATTTCCTTGTCCGAATTTAATCTTGTTTCTCAACCACCCTGTTATTATACGAAAAATCTCATATAAATACAACCTTGTTTTTTCCGTCGGTCGCCCAAAGACAAGCAAGATTTGACGCTTGCTTGTCTTTTCTATCTAAAAGAGCTGCCGGACGCTTCAAGGCGTGCTTCGGATCGGGAAATAAAAAAGGGCCACCTTTCGGTGGCCCTTCCAACACTATAACAAGGAGGCTTAGTGTTTAGTTTTTTCTTCTGCCTCTGCTACTTCCAAAGCGTCTAGTGCATACTTGTCAGCATGTCTAACTGCTTCCCTTATTATATCCATAGCTTCCTCTCTTTCTTTAGAATCATCTGCTAAAGCACAGAGAATGAAACCGCACACATGCTTGATTAAGTGCTCTATCAACATCGACGCATCGGTTGCTTCCCCTGTTTTCTCACCTCTCTTTTGAGTAAGGTCTAACATAGTTTCGCCCAATGCTTCTACAGATGTTTGTGTGATTTTAAACACTTCTTCGTATTCTTTTTCGTAGTCGTTCATATTCTTTCCTTGTCATTAGTTAAGTTGTGGTAGTTTTGATATAGCAGACTACCAAACTGCTTCTTTGCTATTATATTTATAGTCCAACTTAGCTTCTGGACTTCTGTTATTATACGAAAAATCCTATACAAACGCAACACACTTGCTTGTTTTTTCGGGCGGGAAAAGACAAGCGACGTGGCACGACAGGCCACCCTGCTCGCTTGTCTTTTCTATCTAAACAAGTTTCCCCTGGGCCCTGCTGCCCAGGATCTGCTTGCTTGTTTTTTCGGGCGCCAAAAGACAAGCGGACGACCTGGTGCAACCACGGTCATGCTCGCTTGTCTTTTCTATCTAAAAGAACCTGGGCCCTGCTTGCTTGTTTTTTCGGGCGGGAAAAGACAAGCAATGCCGGGCCAAAGCGGAGCGATGGCTAGGCAAAGCATCGCGCTTGCTTGTCTTTTCTATCTAAAAGAATGTGCTGGCCACAAGCACGGCGTCGGATCGGGCAATAAAAAATCCCCCGCCATTTCTGACGGGGGATTTGGAGGCAACTGTTATCTAATTGTTGCTAGTATGCCAAGAACCGCGATCACGAACGCGACTGCGACGACAATTATAAATGCTGTATCAATCATAGGCTTTCCTCCATTCTTCAACGCGTTGCTCGGCTATCTTCATTAGAGCCATGTCTCGATCATAACCAAAGGTAGCCATAAGGCCTTTGACCAATAGCTGAGTTTCTGGACTGTTGTCAGTATAGACCTCATCTGTTATGCGTTCCTCTTGTTCGATGTTGTGTAGATTACTCATAATAAACCTCCGTTGTTTTTGAGTACATCTAAGATTCTACGCGACCTATCCCATAAGTCAAGCCTAAATGCGTTGTTTAAAAACAAACACTAATATAAAATAACTATTGACATATCCCATATAATCATTAAGATAGTAAGAGTAGGCAATTAAGCCTACCAATAAAAAAGGAGGCTAAAATGCCACAAGATATAACAAACGTAAACGACGTGCCAATTATGGCGATAGCGTGTGATCTCGATAGAGACGACATCAAAGTAGTGATGAGTTTAATCAAACTCTTAGCCAGTAAAAATCAAGGCAACATTGACCACAATGTTCAATTTGCCATTGATACCATTACTGATACTTTGGACAACGCACCAAGGATAGCCAACAATGGCTAGTTGGCTATATAGCGCCGGTCACGACGACTGGAAAATAGTAGAGGTAGGTTCAACCGAATCTGCCTCCTCTATAAAACTCAGTTGTAACGGTGAGCATGAATATAGAACAGGCCTTTGTGTGCTACATCTACCAACAGCTATTGTTGATGAGTTGTTTGATGTTCACGATCATCAAGTGTCTATGCAAGACAATGGAATCGCGCCTTATGGCATAGATCAATCAATGAATAAGGCATGGAACTACATGAGCACGGACAAAGGTGTGCCACAGTTGTTAAGACTGGTGACTAATACTAATCAATTTGGTAAGTAGTTCTTAGAGCGCCTGACTGAGCCTACAAGGTAATCAAACCTACAAGGACAGCTTAGGCGCTCGCTACTCCAATCGGGCGCCCAGACAAGCTAGCAATAGGGGGGGATAGAACCTTTGCAATTAGACATACTTGTACTAATTGAATATACAAAGGGGCTATCCCCCCCTATTGCTAGCTTGTCTATTATCTTCTAAAGAGCAGAAAACAGACGGGTACAGAATATTCAGAATATTTGACATTTTTTAATCCCTTTTATATAACAAAAAGGGTCTAGGAGTCCCTGGTCGAAGGAAAAATTTTTTATATGAAAAAAACTTGCATCACTTGCCAAAGGGAACTTTCCAATGAAAAATACACCGGCAAGCGAAATGTCTGTAAGCGATGCACCTCTTTTAAAAGAAACGCGGCAAGGAATCATACGCCGGAATCCTATCTCGCTGTCGTTTTTAGTAAACTCAAGGCAGCTAGGAAAAACATGGAATGGGACATTTCCTTAGCGCATATTAAAAAACTTTGGCAGAAGCAACGTGGGCGCTGCGCTTTGTCCGGGGTGTTTATGACCTGGCAAGGCGGCGAAGGCAAACAGGATCTTAATGCCAGTATTGATAGAAAAGATCCTAATAAAGGCTATATAATAGGAAACATTCAACTGGTGGCGCAACGAGTCAACATAATGAAACACACCCTGGGAGAAGGAGAGCTGTATTGGTGGTGCAAAAACATAGTAACAACAAAAGAGACAGGTAATGCCGATTAAATTTAAACCAACAGAAAAGCTCTTTGATCGCCGGACAGGAAAGACCAAGGTCGTTTATTATTGGATGAAAGGCACTTCGACCAAGGACCTGTTGTCGTATATAAACAACCCTAATTCAAAAAAGAAGCACATTAATAAATGCAAAAAGGAACTGAATCGACGTATAATGTAGATATTGACTTGGATCGTTTAGCAGAGCAATACCCTGATGCGACTAAGGAATTAATTGAACTAACAGAGGCGTTAAACGCTAAACAACTCCAACGCAATGGCGCAGAAAGCTTTCTGACGTATGTCAAACACATGTGGCCAGACTTTGTTGAAGGTCGACACCACCAAATATTTGCTGAGAAGCTCGAACGAGTCGCACGCGGAGAGCTGAAACGGCTTATTATCAATATGCCTCCCAGACACACGAAGAGTGAATTTGCTTCCACTTACTTCCCGTCATGGATTTTAGGCAGAAACCCAAAGTTAAAGGTCATGCAGATTACGCACACCGCTGAACTTGCCTTTCGTTTTGGACGGCGCGTCCGAGATATTATTGACTCGCCTGATTATCAAGGAGTTTTTCCAGGGGTGGCGCTAAAAGCCGATAGTAAATCTGCAGGACGTTGGGAAACCAACGGGGGAGGCGAAGCGTTTTATTCTGGTATTGGCGGTGCCGTTACCGGACGGGGGGCAGATTTATTGGTACTCGATGATATTCACTCGGAGCAAGACGCTTTGAGTCCAACGGCCCTGGACAATGCGTGGGAATACTACAGTTCTGGACCACGGCAACGTCTACAACCCGGTGGTGCTATTGTTATTGTGATGACAAGATGGAGCACCAAAGACTTAACTGGGAGACTGCTTAGCAAACAGGTCGAAGATCATGCCGATCAATGGGAAGTCGTAGAATTTCCAGCTATTTTCCCTGAATCTGGCAAAGCGCTATGGCCGGAATATTGGAGACTTGAAGAGCTCCAAGGGGTAAAAGCCTCACTTCCGGTGTCCAAATGGGAAGCGCAATGGATGCAAAACCCGACTTCGGAAGAAGGGGCGATACTAAAAAGAGAGTGGTGGAAAAAATGGAACAAAAAAGAAGTGCCAGAAATGCACTACGTCATTCAAAGTTACGACACAGCGTTTTCCAAAAAAGAAACAGCGGATTATTCGGCTATTACTACTTGGTGCGTGTTCCAACCTGAAGAAGGCTCACCACGACCGGCATTATTACTCCTGGACAGCAAAAAAGGGCGGTGGGATTTTCCTGAACTCAAACGAGTGGCCTACGATCAGTACAGTTATTGGGACCCCGACACCATTATTATTGAAGCCAAAGCCTCCGGTATGCCGCTTACTGACGAATTGCGAGCAGCGGGGATTCCTGTAGTCAACTATTCCCCTGGTAAAGGGCAAGATAAAATTGCGCGTGTAAATTCTGTTGCACCAATTCTGGAATCGGGCATGGTGTATGTACCAGACACCCGTTGGGCGGAAGAACTGGTTGAAGAATGTGCCGCTTTTCCGTTTGGCGACCACGACGATTTGGTGGATTCGACCACGCAAGCGTTGTTGCGCTATCGACAAGGCGGCTTTATTGGGTTAGAATCGGATTACGATATGCAGGACAATAATCCACGCAGAATTAAAGAATATTACTAGGAGAGATCAGTGAAAGCTAAAAAAGGTGAGGTAATCAAAGACCAAGGGTTTGTTCCTTATGCAAAACAAAAAACCATGGCAACCAGCAAAGGACCAAAACCCGGCGCAGGGAAAGGTAAATCAAGAGGCAAAGGCGCAGCAGAACGCGGCACTAATTTTACAGGCGTCTACTAATGGCAATTAGAAGTCTACTTACTAAAGGCATTGGGTCTTTGCTTAAAAGAAAGCCCAAGCCCAACCGTCGACTGACCCCGGAAGAAATTGCGCAAAGGAATTTAGAGTCTGCGAAACAGGCGACTCAAGCAGCAAAAGGGCGCTATGAAAAAGCTAGCACCCAGCTAGATGAAGTGCTCAAGCCTTACAAAATGGACTACGACGCAGGTCGGTTTGCTACATTTCGGCCCCCCACAGTCATGCGAGCCAAACAGGTTGGAGACGAAACCATGGAAATGATTAAAGATTCAGTTATGAAAATGGATCTTCCAGCAGATAAAAAAGTAGAAGCGATTAAATCAGCAGCAACAGCTGTTAGAAATGCAACGCCAGCTCAACTCGCTAAAACAAATCCAGCTGAACTTTCTATGGACATTATAAAAATGATAGGAGCAACAGGCGCAGGTTTTGTAGGAGGCGCAATGATGGAAGGAGCGGCCAGAGAAGGCAGACTTCCTGAAATGATACAAGACTCTTTTTTGGTTAAACCAGAGTTCAGAGGCATGAGAGATACAGGCGATGCTGTTGGTAAAATGATGGGCGCAACAATGATGGGAGCATCAGCAGGAGGCGGTTATGACGAACCTGACCCAGAACCCGGACTTGAAGAAGGCTCAATAGCGGACTTATTGCTTTTCAACAGACTGTTTGGGGACTAACTAATGTCTGTTCTAAGCAAGTTGGGACAAGGCATAGGGTCTTTGTTTAAAAAAACAGGCGATCACCGCGCGCGGGTGACGGAGGGCTATTTACCACCAAGACTCGGAGTTTCCAGACACGATGCACCAGAAGTTCAGGCGAAAATAAGAGGAGTAGCTGCAAGATCAGATTTATCTCTTGAACAAAAACAAGACATGGCAAAACAAATAAGGGCAGCGTATCGTAAAAAAATTGCTCCTAGTCCTGATACAATAAAGGCAACAGAAAAAAGGATGCTTCAAGGAGAAATCGGCGATGTTATGCACCCTAAGTACGATACAAAAAACGTTCAGTATGGAACCGACCCTTATACAACTTTTTATCTGAGAACACCAGAACAAAGAGCAGCAGTAGAGCTACTCACAGAGGCGGTTAAAAAAACCAGACCAGACCTTAAAAGCCCAGGATCAAAGGCACAGTTCATGCTTAAAGAAATTAGGGACAATTTCACATACGGCTCTCCAGGCAAACGACTAACAAAACTAGAGAAAGACGTCGCAAAAATAATGAAAGACGCCTCAATGCTCGGTACAACAGGAGCCCTTGCTAAAATGGCAGAGACAACGATGATGCCAGAACCAAGCTTCGGAGAGAAAACAGGTGAGTTTCTAATGGATTGGGTTTCACCGGTTCCTAGGTCCTGGGGCAAAGCTGATCCACAAATGAGGGTAGACTAATGGCAATGATTGGCGGAAATAAGCCGACGAACATAGATCGAATTTCTGATCTAATCGACTTGGAAGTCGAGGACGGACAAACGGTCGAGATTGAAGAACCAGGGACCATGGACAATGGTGCTGCGGTTTCTTTTATAGAAGACGGTTCAGCAGAAATAAACTTTGGTCCAGAAGAGATGGACGTGCAAGCAGATATTCCGTTTGAGGCCAATTTAGCAGAATACATTGATGAATCCGAACTGGGACGAATTGCCAATGAGCTCGTTGGTGATTTTGAAGACGATCATTCCAGCAGGCAAGATTGGGAACAAACCTATGTCGAAGGACTTAATCTACTTGGTTTCAAATATGAAGATCGCGAACGACCGTTTCCAGGCGCAAGCGGTGTCACCCACCCCCTCCTAGCAGAATCAGTTACACAATTTCAAGCCCAAGCCTTTAAAGAGCTGCTTCCAGCAAAAGGACCGGTAAAAACCAGAATTATGGGGCTGGAAAACCCAGATAGTGAGGCTCAAGCGCAGCGCGTGCAAGAGTTTATGAACTACCAAATCACGACAATAATGCAGGAATACACCCCTGAAATGGACCAATTACTGTTTTATTTGCCCCTAGCCGGTTCTGCTTTTAAGAAAGTTTATTTTGATCCCAGCAAACAAAGAGCAGTCAGCACTTTTGTACCCACTGAAGATTTAGTTGTTCCGTACACAGCCAGTGACATTGAAACGTGCGAGCGCGTAACCCATGTTGTAAAAATGACGTACAACGAAGTGCGAACACAACAAGTGGCTGGTTTCTATCGAGACATTACCCTAGAGGCCAGCGAAACAAATATCGCTAGCAAGCCAAAAGACAAAGTAGACGAGCTCGAAGGGCTGAGCACAGGAACAAATGAAATGATGTATGAGCTCCTAGAGTTTCATGTATCCATGGACATACCTGGTTTTGAAGATCCTGATGGTTTTCATCTCCCATACATAATAACCGTCGATCGAACATCAAACCAGGTTCTAGCGATCCGTAGAAACTATAATCCGAACGATCCACTGAAAACAAAAATTCAATACTTCGTTCATTACAAGTTTCTCCCTGGCTTGGGTTTCTACGGATTCGGCTTAATTCACATGATTGGAGGACTTTCCAAAACAGCCACCGGAGCACTAAGACAATTAATCGATGCTGGAACACTCGCTAATCTTCCCGCTGGATTTAAAGCCAGAGGGCTTAGAATCCGAGACGACGAGACTCCACTAGAGCCGGGAGAGTTTAGAGATGTCGACGCACCTGGAGGTGCACTTCGAGATTCTTTAGTGCCTCTTCCTTATAAAGAACCGTCACAAACTCTACTTGCATTAATGGGTTCGTGCGTGGAAGCAGGCCAAAGATTTGCTTCACTGGCTAATCTACAAATTGGCGAAGGCAATCAAGAACTTCCGGTTGGAACCACCATGGCACTCTTGGAGCAAGGCACACGAGTTATGTCCGCGGTCCATAAGCGATTGCACTATGCACAAAAA